GAAGCCGACATGCTGCTGCGGCAGGAGGTGGATCGGATCGCTGACAAGCTGCGCGCCACGGTGCCGCACTGGGGCGAGATGGCAGACCACCAGAAGTGCGCGCTGATCAGCTTCGCCTACAACCTCGGCAGCGGGTTCTATGGCTCGCGCGGCTTTGAGACCATCAGCAAGCGACTGCGCGAGAAGGACTGGCCCGGCGTGCCTGATGCCCTGCTGCTCTACCGCAACCCTGGCACCAACGTGGAGGCCGGCCTGAAGCGGCGCCGCATCGCTGAGGGCGATCTGTGGGGCCGTGAGCGGCAGACCACCGGGCCGATCGAGGCGACGTTTACGCCCGAGTCGCCCTTCAGCTTCAAGATCACACCGCACATCACCTACGGCGAGTTCGCGCTGAACCAGGAGGCGCGGCGCTTCGATCACCAGCATCAGTGCGACACCGCGGTGAAGCTGGCGCAGTTCCTTGAGAAAGTCCGCGTGCAGTTCGGCGGTAAGCCGATCATCATCACCTCCGGCTACCGCCCCGCAGCCATCAACCGGGCCGTGGGTGGCGCCAGCCAGTCGGAGCACCTCTACGACGCGCCGGGCGTCGGTGCGGTGGACTTCAACATCATCGGCGCCGACATCAACGCGGTGCAGGACTGGTGCGACAGGCAGTGGCCTTACTCGCTGGGCTATGGCGCACCCAAGGGCTTTGTGCACCTTGGCATCCGTCAGGGCAGCCCTAGGGTGCGTTGGATTTACTGACGACCGCGTGCCTCTCCCCGACTACGAGATCCACCACCTGTGCAAGAAGCACGCGATGGTGCTGCCGTTCGATCCTGAGCTGGTAAACCCGGCCAGCATCGACGTGCTGCTGGGCGATCGGATCATGATCGAGGTGGCCGAGAGCCCCGAGCTGCAGATTCATGGCATCAGCGGCCACACGGCCGAGGATCCCTACTGGCTGCAGCCGGGTGAGTTCTGCCTGGCGGAGACGCGCGAGATCTTCAACCTGCCCGATTCGATCGCCGCGCAGTTCGTGCTCAAGTCCAGCCGCGCCCGTGAAGGGCTGGAGCACCTGCTGGCCGGCTACTGCGATCCAGGGTGGCATGGCAGCCGGCTGACGCTGGAGCTGCAGAACGCGCGACGGATGCACCCGATCGCGCTGTGGCCCGGCATGAAGATCGGGCAGATGGTCTTCCACAAGATGGAGGGCATCCCGGCGCGCAGCTATGCGGTCACCGGCCGCTACAACCAGGACGCGGCCGTGACGGCCAGCAAGGGCTAGCCCACCAGCGCCGCCACCTTGGCCGCGGCGGCCGCTGCAGCCTCGTCGATCAGGTGCGCATACCGCTGGGTGGTCTGCGAGCTGGCATGGCCCAGCAGGCCGCCGATCTGCGGCAGGCTCAGCCCGGCGCTCACACCGAGGCTGGCGAAGTTGTGGCGCAGGTCATGCACCCGCAGGTTGCGGATCTCGGCCGCGGCCAGCAGGTCGTCCCACATCCGCCAGTAGCCGACCAGGTGGCTGTCATCATCGCCGGCGATCACCCAGGCGCTGTTGGACCGCCGCCGCAGCTCTCGTAGGATCTGAATGGCAGCAGGTGGTAGATGCACTTTGCGATCGTTGCCATCCTGTCCGGTCTTGTGGGCCTCGGCCGGCACCAGCAGCACCGCTGCATCGAGATCGAGCCAGTCCCATCGCGCGCACATCACCTCCCGCACGCGGCAGCCGGTGACCAGCAGCAGTCGAATCAGCTGGGCGAAGCGCCACCGCACACCGGCCTCGGCGAACGTGTCCAATGCGGCCAGCAGCCGCTTGAGCTCCTCCCTGGTCAGGTATCGCCGGCGCTTGCGTTCGCTGTTGGCATTGAGCCGCACGCAAGGGTTGGAACCGGCGTGCCGCAGCTCCCACAGCTCGGCCAGATTCATCGCCTTGCTGAGCACCTCCAGGCAGCGATTGGCACGCACCGGCCGCTCGAGGCTGGCGCGGTGGAACCAATCCGCCACGTGGCGCTGCTGGAGCTCTGACACCTTCAAGGCGCCAAACTCGGGCAGCAGGTGGCGGCGCCAGATCAGCTCATTGTTCACCACGCTGCCAGGCCTCAGCTTGCGCCAGTGCTCGCGCTTGATGCGCTCCAGCAGCTGGGCAACGGTCGGCGCCCTGCGGCGCTCCTGGCGCGCACTGGTGGGTGCCTGGCCGGTGGCCACAGCCGCCAGGATCTTGTGGGCCTGCTCGCGCGCGGTGGTGACGTTCACCGAGTCGGCCCGGCCGATGCGGTGGTGCTGCTGCTTGCCGCTCGGCTCCCGATAGCGCAGGTACCAGGTGCGCACGCCGGACGGCAGCACCATCACACCCAGGCCCGGCACCTTCCGATCGGCGATCCACTGCTTGCTCATTCGCGCACCTTTCGCGCAAAAACCCCAGAACGGCCGGGATCTTGCGCGAACGGCCGGGAACGGGTCAAGCGGGAAATCATTGAGCGCGCAGAGGTTTAGGGAAGCAGCGTGAACAATCAGGAGCCGCAGCAGTAAGGCTCATAACCTGAAGGTCACAGGTTCAAATCCTGTCCCCGCAACCAGATTCGCCCGCTAGGTCAATGACTTAGCGGGCGCTTTCGTTATGAGGCCACGGCCGTTCGCGCACTATTCGCGCAGACTGCGCCATCGGGTGCTTCAGCTCCGCCATCCGCAGGCGGTGGATCCGGCCGGGCGCCTCTGCAGGATCATCAAGCGGGACCAGGGTGAAGTCGTCGCACCCGTGCGTCTCGGCGAAATGCTGGGCCGCGATGTGGGTCGGGAATGGCCCGACGTGCCACGGTCCGATGCGGAGGATGTAGGTCATGGGTGGATGGTAGGAGGGCCGCCGGAGCGGCCCGGTAGGGCTCAGCGCCCGAGGCACCGGCTTGCGTGCTGCTCAGAGACCCAGCCGCCTTCCTCTCCGGGGTTGGGCACCGCTGCTGTGGGCAGCTGGCGCACCCAGACCATGCCGGGCTGGGGCTCGCGGTGGCCCTCGATCACCTCGGCCCACATCACGGCGCCGGGGAACCAGCTGGGCATGTGGGGCATGTCCACCCAGACCTTCTGGCCGACGTGGAGCGCTTCGCCCATCTGATCAAGAAGTTGAACCATGGCGTCCTCCGCCTGAACTGAACTAACTATACCCCGCCCACAGGGCATCCTGCCCCGCATCCGGGGCACCTTTGCAAACTGTCACACGGGGCGCACTCGTCGCACCCGCTACCGTTGGCCAAGCCGGGCCGCTCCCATGCGGGCTTACATCGTGGAGATCAGCGCCAAGCTGATCATCCGCTCCGACACCGACCCCGAGGAGCTGCCCGCAGACATCTACAGCCAGATCGCTGAGTTCATCCGCAACGACGACGACCTCCTGGACCTCGAAGTCCACGCCGTTCCCCTGCCAGCCGACCTCAGTGGATCAGCACCACATTGACGAAACCCGCCTGGTCACACGCCGCTCCGCGCGCGATCAGATCCACCTCGCATGGAACTACGAGTGCGCCTACTGCGGCGATCCGCTCGGCCGCAGTCCGACCCTCGATCACGTCATCCCCAAGGTGCACGGCGGCCTGACCGTGCGCGAGAACCTCGTCAGCTGTTGCCTCATGTGCAACAGCCAGAAGGGCCACAAGCCGTGGATTGACTGGTATCGCGCCCAGCCGTTCTGGTTCGCTGTTCGCGAATGGGCAATCGCGCGCTGGGTCACCGGTGAGGGCTAGCTATCGCGCCAGCAGATGGGTCAGGTACAGTTCCGCCTGCCACAGGTCCGAGCTGTACCGGCAGTAACCGCTCGCGCAGCTCCTGTAGTACAGCTCGCCGCCACCAGCAGGCTCGAGCGTCTCGATGTAGCCGCCGTCGCGATCGAGCCGGCTGATCACTTCAGGCTCGCTCATGGCTGCTGATCCAGTCCTTCAGCTCGATCACATACTGCCGCAGCCGTTCAGCTTGCAGCAGATGCCAACGGTCGCCTGTCTGAAAGAACAGACTGTTGTGCCGGTCGATCGCCATCACCGCCTGGTGGATCAGCACACACCACGGCTCGCGCGTGGCTGTCACCCATTCGCGCGGCATGACTGGAACATCTCGCATCGTGGCGCGAACCGGCCGCCGCTGCGCCGGCACTCTGGGATGCCCAGCTCGCAGTAGTTGCACCTTGGATCCCATTGGATGCAGTCCCAGCACATCCGCTGGCTGTCGGCTGGCCGGATGTTGGCCACCGCCTCCTGGTAGATCACCTGCGCACGTTGCAGCGCCTCATAGAGCTTCGACGTACTGGTGTCGGCCTTAAGCTGGTATTCAGGTTTCGGCCCAAGCACCACATGCGCGTGCCATGTGCGGCTGGAGCGGCTGCACACCAGCAGCAGGCGGCCGGCGTGCAGGCTGATCATTCTTCCTCCCCGTAGGCGGGCTGGTGGTACAACCGCTCGAGCTGCATCGAAAGCGGCTCGACCTCGCCGTTGGTGACGTGCGCCGCCACCGGATCGCGCGGATCACTGGCGACAAACACCGACGGCCAGGCGTGCTCCTTCACCACCACCAAGCTGGTGCGCGGGCTGCGGCACAGGATCCACAGCGCCAGCCGCTCGATCAGATTCAGCCCTGCGAGGTAGAACATGGCTCCAGTTTGGCGAGAAGTCGGCGGAGATACCACAGCGCTTTGGCGAGCGACTCACCGCCGCCTTTGTGGCGCTCGCGCCAGGTGTACTTGATCACGTTGCCTTTGCAGTAGCCGCGGAACTCTTCAGGCGTCAGAGCAGCCTCGATTGCTTCGATGCACTCGATCTCGCC